TAGTTGATAGAGGCCATGCGCTTACTAGATTCTTTCAAAGAGATTCGACAAAGGCGGGCCATCTTACTTTATACGAAAATAAAAAGGATGAATTTTGGAAATGGGTATCAAGCTGGGCCATATTCATAAACAAGCCAAGCGATTTAGGTTACGATGATACTGGGTACGATTTACCTGAACTTGACCTTAGAGAAATTGAGGTTCAAAATAATACTGATGAGGTTATTTTCAACAAATACGGTGAGCCTGTAATTTTCAAAGACACTACTAAAAGCTTGGTAGACGTTTCTAGGGAAAAGGCCGACAGCGTAAGCCTTAGGTGTCAAAAAGCAGTTGAGCTTCTTAATAACCATCCTGGAGAAAATGTCATAATGTGGCACCATAGAGAATCTGAACGTGCTGAACTTGAAAGGTTGATTGATAAGCCTAAACGTATTTCTGTTTTTGGCAGCCAAACAAACCAGGAAAAGGAAAATTTGTTAATGGCATTTGCTAATGGCCAACATCAATATTTATTGACAAAGCCACAGATTGCAGGTTCAGGATGTAACTTTCAACATCATTGCCATATTGCGATTTATGCTGGTATTGATTACAAGTTTAATGACTTTATCCAGGGCATTCATAGAATACAACGCTTTAAGCAATCCAAAAAAGTAATAGTTTATATAATACATACACAGAATGAAAGGGACGTTTTAAAGGAGTTAAAACGCAAATGGAAGCAACATATTGAATTGCAGCAGAACATGATTAATATAGTAAGAGAATACGGTTTAAACGACGAAAAAATAAAAAGCGAAATGAAAAGACAAATGTTTAATAATAGAAATGAGGTTAAGGTTGGTAATGCTGTTTGTGTTAATAACGACACAGTTGAGGAAACAAAGAAACTAGCTGATAATTCAAGAGATTTGATAGTATCTTCGATTCCGTTCGGTGATCATTACGAATACTCAGACAATTACAATTGCTTTGGCCACAATCACGGTAATTCAGAATTCTGGAAACAAATGGATTTCTTAACTCCTGAACTTCATAGAGTGTTAAGGCCTGGAAGAATAGCAGCAATTCACGTTAAAGATAGGATTCAATACAGCTACCAAAATGGTACTTCATTCACTACTATATCAGATTTTGCAGCAGAAACATCAATGCACTTTCAAAAGCATGGATTCTATTTAATGGGCAAAATTTCAGTCACAACAGATGTTGTGCGCGAAAATAACCAAACGTATAGATTAGGATGGTCCGAACAATGTAAAGATGCTTCAAAGATGGGAGTAGGATTGCCCGAATACATTTATTTGTTCAGGAAAGCACCTACGGAAATGAATAACGCCTACGGAGATGTTCCAATATCAAAAACTAAAGATGATTATACTAGGCCATTATGGCAGATAGATGCCCATGCTTATTGGAAAAGTTCAGGCAATAGATTATTGAGTAGTGAAGACGTTGCCCGAATGGATGTAAGCGCAGTTTGTAAACTTTGGAAAAATAACGATTTAACAGAGGTTTATAATTATGCTAAGCACTTAGAATTAAGCGAAGAACTTGAAAAGCTAGGTAAATTAAGCAGCTTATTTATGACATTGCCAACTCACTCAAACAATGAGCTTGTATGGACTGACATAAACAGAATGAACACATTAAACGCTAACCAGGCCAACAAGAAAAAAGAAAAGCATATTTGCCCTTTACAGCTTGATATTATTGAAAGGCTTATTAATAGATTCAGCAGCGAAGGAGAAGAAGTATTCGACCCGTTCGGTGGCCTATTGTCAACTTCTTTTATTGCTAGTAAATTAAAGCGTAAATCTAGGTGCCATGAATTAAATACTCAATACTTCACAGATGGTTTATACCATTTAAAGGCCCAAGAATATAAGCTAAGCATTCCAACTTTATTTGATATACTAGACTAATGTCACAAAACAAAGCTATTTTAAAGCACCTCCAAAAAGGCCATAGCATTACTCCACTTGAAGCACTCCATTTATTTGGATGCTTCAGGTTAAGTGCTAGGATACATGATTTAATCAATATTTTCGGGCATGATATTAAATGCGAAATGATAATAAAAAATGATAAAAGATTTGCAAAATACAGTTTGATTTTGTAGTATTGCAGTATCAGAGTCGAAGCTGATATTAAAGAAAATTGGTTAATAACCAAAAAAGAACCCATTATTAGTAGACTTCGACCTACTTTTAATGGGTTTCTTGTTTTAACAAAAAAACAATTATGTATAAGGTAAAAATTAATGTTCCAACAGCAGGAATTGATGATTATTCATTTATAACGGAAATGCCAAAAATTCCAAATATTGGAGATTTAATTGGTATTCAAAATGATGATGAATTTGATATTGGAGAAGTTGTTTACATATTTTATGAATTTAATCAAGATGGCAGTTTTTTGCTTACTGAAATAAATTGTAAATTAATATGAAATCAAGTCCAGCATTTCAATTTTATGTTGCTGATTTCTTAGTAGGAACAGCAGAAATGACAGCAGAAGAAGTTGGGGGGTATATTAGATTACTTTGTTACCAATGGAGTAAAGGTGGATTACCTATTGAAAATAAAAAGCTAATGCAGCTTTCAGGTTTATTTGATTTAGATTCATTAAATACAGTAAAAACAAAATTTATTGAAATTAATGGATTACTAAAAAATGAACGTATTGAAAAAACAAGAGGTGAGCAAGATGATTATAGATTAAAGCAATCTGAAGCTAGTAAAAAATCATGGGAAAATAGAAGGCTTCGCAATGGCGAACCTATGGCTAGCCATACCGAAGCCAATGGCGAGCCTATGCCAACGCTTATGGCTTCGCAAAGCTCTTTACCTTCTACTTCATCTACTACTATAACTATAACTAATACTAAATCTAAATCTACTAAAGAAATTGATTATTCGTTTTTGCAAAACGAACCGAAAATTTTAATTGATGCTTTTAGAAAATGGGTTGAATATAAAAAAGAAATAAAAAATACTTATAAATCTCAAACTTCTTTACAAACTGCATTTAACCATTTAAAAGAATTGTCAGGATTAAATTATGATAACGCAATGAAAATAGTAAATAATTCAATTGCAAATCAGTACAAAGGTTTATTTGCTTTAAAAGAAAATCAAACTCAACCATTACAAAACGTATCACCACCAAGCCAATATAAAAGACATGAATTATAACCTACCAAACGATAAAACAATTGAAAAGACAATATTAGGAGCTTTTCTAAATGATTCAGCAGCACCAATTACATACATTTCACAAATTAAACCAGAAATGTTTTTTGATGAAAATGTAAGGGATGCAATAACAGCAATAGAAAGCCTAATTAAAAAAAATATAGGTATCGACATTTTAACAGTTTCTAAAGAATCAAGAGCATTAGGACTAAGTTGTACGATGATTTTTATAAACGAGTGTTATAACTTAATTGTAAGTACTCAAAATTTGCAATCTTACATATCTACATTGAAAGAACTATATGTCAGACGTGAATTAGTACACTTTGCAAATAAAAGTTTGTTAGAAGCGATAAATTTAAGCATAGACCCTTTGCAATTAATGGCAAAAGTGCAAAGCCAATTATCGACTGCGGTAGACAACTTAGTAGTAAAACCAATAGATGAACTTTCAAAATTATCTAATGAGCGTATTATTGACTTATTGGATACAAAAAAAGAGAAAAAAATAAAAGGTATTCCAAGCGGTTTTGTTTCAATAGATGAAACAATGGGAGGTGATTTTAAAAACGGAAGTTTAATAATTTTAGCAGGTAGACCTGGAATGGGGAAAACTACATTTGCTTTAAACATTGCACGCAATATGGCTTGTTTTCAAAACGCTTCAGGTGTTGTATTTTCGCTCGAAATGACAAAAGACCAGCTAGTAGACAAATTTATAGCATCAGAAAGTGGAGTTGATTCTCGGAATATAGACCAAAATAAGGTACATGATTTAGATATTATGCCACTCCAGGAAGCAAGTATAAGGCTAGGCAATACAAATGTTTTCCTGGATGATTCGTCAGGGCTAACACCCATGATTTTAAGAAGTAAGGCAACAAATTTAAAAATAAAGCATGATATAAAATTTATAGTTGTGGACTACTTACAGCTCATGCAAGATGACAATCGTAAAGGTAAAAGCAGAGAACAAGAAGTTAGCGAAATTTCACGAAGTTTAAAGCTAATAGCTAAAGATTTACAGATACCTTTAATTGCATTAAGTCAGCTTAGTAGATCATGTGAAGCGAGAACAAACAAACGTCCTATGTTATCAGATTTAAGAGAAAGCGGAAGTATAGAGCAGGATGCAGATGTTGTAATGTTTGTTTATCGTCCAGAATATTATAATGAAATGTTTGACGCCAATGGGAATAGTTTAACCAATAAAGCAGAAATTATATTTGCTAAAAATAGATTTGGAGAAGTTAAGTTTACAACAATAGACTGCGATTTATCAAAGTCAAAATTTATGGATTTGAACAATAAAACAAATTTTGAACAACCAAGTATAAACTCGTTTCCTAAAGATGTAATTAGCCAAGAATTTGTATTTTAAATTTAAAGATATGTATAAACCATCAAAGTACAGGGCAAAAAAAACAGAATACAATGGAATTATTTACGATTCTAAAAAAGAAGCAAAAAGAGCTATTGAATTAGATTTTTTTCAAAAGAATGGAATAATAACAGGGTTACAACGTCAAGTAAAGTTTACATGGATAGAAACTCATCAAATAGGGGTAAATTTTGAAGAAAAAACAATAAGCTTTAAACGCTCATACATTGCCGACTTTGTTTATTTCGATATTGATAAGAAATGCGATATTGTTGAGGATGTTAAGGGCTTTAAAACTCCAGAATATAAAAAAAAGAAGAAAATAGTAGAAAAAATATTTAGCATCAAAATAGTTGAAAAATAAACAAAATTGTTTACATTTGCGTATGAAAGATTTAAAACCAACTAAGCTATGTCACAATTGCTTTAAGCCCCATCAAAATATGGGGATATATTGTGTACAGTGCGATAAATTTATTAAAACTATGACAATAACAAAAGAACAATTCGACTTACTTAAAGTAAATGACAAGTTAAAAAATGAAAACTTTACTTTATCAGTGGAAACAAAGTTTGCTAATTCTATGATAGGATTAACTAATAAAGGAAATGCTTATATTTATTCTTTAAACGAATTACAAGAAGCTAATTACTCAATCAACCAACCAATCCGGCACAACTGCGGTTTTCCTTACGGAGATTATTCAGATAAAGAAGTGATTGTTAAGGTGAGCAATTCAAGTATTAAAGATTGTGAAAAAATGATGCATTATACTAGATTAATAAGTGTTAGCGAAGATGGATTTAAAGACTGCATTGGTAGCACTTGGAAATACGCTGTACTTGTCGCAAACAATGTAGACATTATTGTAAAACTATGAATGACCTACTAGAAAAAGCAAAACGTGACTACCCGATAGGTACGAAGTTTAGAGGTATGTATGATAATAGATATAAATATACATGTAATGAAGAGCCTTACGATTATGTAGGGCATGTCTATGTAAAGGATGCAAAATTAGCACCTAGATGTATTTACGATAGAAAACAAAACCAATGGGCAGAAATAATTAAAGAAGAAACTATGACACAACAAGAATTTAACAGCCTGGAAGTAGGCGAATTTATCAGCCAATACAAGATATTGCTCAAATACAAAGACTTTCTAATTGTAAAGTGCGATGATGTCCATGATTTGTTTGATTTAGAAAAAATCAACAAATTAGGTTTAAGTGTTAAGCCTAAAACATTCATGGGCCTGGAGGTTAAGAAATATGATAATGTGCCTATTGAGATTGATAATAGGCTGTACTATTTAATTGAAGTTGCTAAAAATGAAGTAATATTTAAAGCAAATAAAAAACAATCAACTCCATACATTGACACGCCAACCTCAATCCGAATATTATGAAACCCAAGAAATATTTAGTAATCGAAAAAGATGTTTTGAAAATGCTGAAATTAATGTTGAAAATGAGAAAAAAGCATTAATTAAAGAAAAGTTTGAAGCGTTTAAAAAATGGGCTAAAAATGAAATTGAAAGTATTTAGTCAAAAGTATGTCGGTATGGTGGGGTTTCCTGCCATATCGCCTAACGGCTGAGTGTATGAGCAGTAGCCGAACACTAAACTTGATTAGAAGTAGAAACGTAAATATTAACAACTGCAATAGTTTAAAACGCCTAACGGCTATTGCTTATACACTCAGTTAGGTACAATATTTTATGGAAAGAATTTTAAATTTAGAAGAAGGTATAACCGATGGTAATACGGTAAGAGATATTATTGAAGTATTCCCTGAAATTGAAAGCAGATTTAGACAAAGAAAAACTTATTATGAATATTACTTTGATGGTGCAACAGTTGTATTAACGATTGAAAAAGTTGCAAATCTAAATCAATTGGGTTTTAAAGTATCAATTGGATGGGAAGATGTAGTTCTTTCTTAATATTGTGCCTAACAAATCAACTTACGAAGCACAAAAATAACTATCTAATTATTGAGGTACTAAATTAAAATTATAAGAGAAAATTAAAATTATGGAAACAATAACAAGAGATCAATTCGACAATTTACAAATAGGTTATCAATTAAAAAGCGAATGCTATTCGTTGACTGTAGAAGCTAAGTTTAAGAATACAATTATAGCAGTAGACAATAACGATGCTATTGCTGGAGCGTATTCATTCGATGGGTTAGTGAGAGGTGAATACTCAATAATATCTAATTTAAAACTACTAGAAAAAGCAATACGTGAATACGCAATAGGTACTAATATTAAAAGTATATATGATGGAAATATATATATATGTAATACTAAGCCTTTCTTTTACGATTCTTTCGGGCATATTTATGTTAAAGATGAAAACGAGTATATTAGATGTATTTACGATAAAGAACTAAACCAATGGGCAGAAACAATAAAAGAAGAAACTATGACAAACGAAGAATTTAAAGACCTAAAAGTAGGTGATAAGTTAGGTAATTACGAAATTATCCACAAATACAAAGAGTTTCTTATTGTAAAATGCGATGATGGACATGATTTGTTTGATTTAGCCAAAATCAATAAGTATGGGTTGAAACTTGTAAAACCTGATGTTATTGATTGGGATAAACCTCAGTTAGTGTATTTTAATGATATAGTTGTATTAACAACTGGGTATCATCATAAAGATCGTTTTGAAGGTGTAAAAATTAATAGTGATTTTGAGTATTCAAAAGATTGGTTTAAATCATTATTCAAACCGTATAAAAAACCATTTATATAAACCGAATATTATGAAAAACGAAAAAAAAGAAGCAATTGAAAAGGCTTATGGAGAATATTGGGATAAAGTAAAAGATTATATTGATGAAAATGGATTTGTAGAAAGTGAGCATTTCCCACATGGTAAAATAGATGCTGATTTTGGCGTATATTATGGAGAATTAGCATCTGATTTTTATATTAGACCAAAATCACTTAAAGGAATAGAAGATAACATTAAACAATAACTATTATGAAAAACGAAAAATACCTAGTAATTGAAAAAGATATCCTTGAAAAGCTTATCAATGATATGGATTATAAACGAAATTTTGCAGGAACAGACGCCTACCTTAAATGGCTTGATGGCAATGTTTTTGCCCTTGAAACAGTCAAAGACTATTGTAAACCATTAGACGAAACAATTTAAAATTTTAGTCGGATATTAATTTATTCGACTATTTTTTTTATATTTGCAAGAAATTGCAGTATATGAATGGTGTAGCTTTAAAACAAGACTTTAATATTATAAAAAACAATCCATTAGCACCTCAAACTACTGGAGTAGTAGCATCTGCATTTGATGAAGTGTGTTGTTTTGATATTACTTTTCTAGCCGAAACAGGATCACCTACAAGCGACTTAAAAAACGACAAAACATCATTTATTTGGTTCCTAGACAACAACTTTGTAAGCGCTCAAATGACGTTACAAAAGTATATAAACGGCGCATGGACCAATAAAACAACGCTAATAGATGCCACTTATGGTACTTTTTTTGCCTACGGTTATGGTGGGAAAACACTATACGATGAAGACCGTATAGGTTACTTATTAGACTTTAATAAAGTTTTTAATGCAGCAACATACGGAGAAGGTAAATATAGAGTAAAGTGTACAGGAACAACTATATTATCAACTACAATAGATTACTTTAGTTTTGAGTTTTGCCTATCAAAATACTTTGACCATGTAGCCGATAACACCGTACGCCTTGAATGGTACAAGAACGGTAATGATGGTAGAATATCAGATATATCACTAAAAAACGATTTTGATTCACTTAATTGGTACAATTCAATAAGGCTGCCAAATGCTTACTTTGGACTTGAAAAACAAACCAAAGATAAAACATTTGTTAAGTATCAAAACGGTAATGAAGTATGGCTATCCGATAATATCGAAATTGAATATACGTTAAAAGTTATGGCCGTTGAATTTTGGCTAATTAATTTAATCAGCTTTGATTTCAATACAAATTCTGAAATGTATGTTACTGACTACAATAGCACAAATCAAACCGTATTCATTAAACAGCCTATAAGTTCAATAAGTGGAGCCAATATAACCTATACCGATGGTTCAAACCTTGTAAGTGCAGAATACATTTATAAGCCGTTAATTAATAATTTTGTACATAAAAGAGGGTAAAAAATGAATAGTATTTTAACTAAAATATCGGATATAAAACTTAATCCTAATAATCCAAGATTAATAAAAGACGATAAATTTGAAAAATTGGTAAAGTCGATTAAAGACTTTCCAGAAATGCTTAATATTCGACCTATTGTTGTTAATAACAATATGGTTATATTAGGCGGTAATATGCGTTTTAAGGCTTGTAAAGAAGCAGGACTAAAAGAAATACCAGTAATTATTGCCAGCGACTTAACAGAAGAACAACAACGTGAATTTTTAATAAAAGATAACGTTTCAGGTGGCGAATGGGATTTTGATATGTTAGCCAATGAATGGGATGTTAATGATTTAGAAGAATGGGGGTTGGATATTCCTAATTTTGAAACTGAAACAGATGAAATATTAGAAGAAACAGAAAAATCAAAAAAGCTATCAGATAGATTTATTATACCACCGTTTTCTGTTTTAGATACAAAACAAGGAGCGTGGCAACAAAGAAAAAATTATTGGTTAAGTTTAGGGATAAAAAGTGAAATAGGAAGAAAAGAAGCTGATTACAAAGAAACAGATGGCATTTCAAAAAGGGTTGAAGGGGGAGGATTTTCTATTAATGCTGATGAATATAATGGGGGAAATGTTGAAGCTGGTAGGGGAAATAGTATTTTTGACCCTGTACTTTGTGAATTAGCTTATCAATGGTTTAATATTCCAAAAGGTAATATTTTAGACCCATTTGCAGGGGGGTCAGTTCGTGGCATTGTTGCGGCTAAACTAGGGTTTCAATATTTAGGAAATGATTTAAGAAATGAACAAATAAATGCTAATAGGTTAAATGCAACAGAAGTATTAAAAGAATCAGAATTATATCCAACTTGGACTTGTGGAGATAGTTTAAATATTGATACAATAGCAAAAGATTATAAAGCAGATATGATATTTAGTTGCCCTCCTTATGCAGATTTAGAAGTTTATTCCGATGCGAAAGAAGATATTTCAAATATGCCTTATAAAGAATTTTTATCTATATACAAAGAAATAATTAGAAAGTCTTGCGAAATGCTGAAAGAAGACAGATTTGCTGTTTTTGTGGTTGGAGATGTAAGGGATAAAAAAGGATTTTATCAAAACTTTGTTAGTGATACAATACAATCTTTTATTGAATCTAATGTATTATTTTATAATGAAATGATATTAGTTAATAGCATTGGAAGTTTAGCGTTAAGAGCTGGAAGACAATTTTCAGCAGGTAGAAAAGTAGGGAAACAACATCAAAACGTTTTAGTATTTTATAAAGGAAACCCTAAAAACATTAAAGCAAACTATCCTGAATTAGATTTAAGTTATATTCAAGATGAACAAATTAAGTAATTATGGCATACGATAAAATAAAAATATTTGAACAAGCAAAGGAAATGATAGTTAAACATAAATTGTTTTTTATAGATGATATTTGTGCGTTTTTACCAATTTCAAGGAGTACTTTTTATGAATGGGAATATGACAAATCGGACGAACTAAAAGGACTATTAGAAACAAATAGGGTTGAATTAAAAGTTTCAATGCGTTCAAAATGGTATAAGTCAAATGCTCCTGCATTACAAATGGCATTAATGAAATTAATAGCAACACCTGACGAACTGAAAAAGCTATCAATGACATATCAAGATGTTACATCTGATGGAAAAGAAATTACAGCACCACCAATGATAAATTTAAGTATAAATTCAAGTAAAAGCAATTTTGCAAATTCAGAGGATGAAGTAGATGCTTAATTTTGAATGTACAGACGTATTTCACGAAAATTTTAAGAGTACTGAAAAAATAGTAATCAATCAAGGAGGTACATCAAGCTCAAAAACTTACTCTATTTGTCAACTGCTTTTATTGAAAGCTTGTAGTGAGCCTAACAGCGTTATAACTATCACTGGTGAATCTATACCTAACCTAAAAAAAGGTGCTTATAGAGATACCGAAAATATAGTATTTAATACTAAAGGCTTAAACGAAGATATTGAAAGCTGGAATAAGTCGGACCGTATAATATATTTTAAAAACGGTTCACTTATTGAATTTGTTTCAAACCTGGATGAACAATCTGCAAAAAATGGTAAACGTGACTATCTTTTTGTAAATGAAGCCAACGGAATAGCATATTCAATATTTTTTCAATTGGCCATAAGGACCAGGAAACAAATATTTATTGATTATAACCCATCAGCGCCATTTTGGACTCATGATAAGTTAATAGGCACAAGCGCTGAAAGTAATGATCTAAGTGCTTCAGTTAAGCTTATAATTTCAGACCATAGGCATAATAATTTTTTAACCGCTGAGGAACATTACAAGATTGAGAATATAAAAGATAAAGAACTTTGGAGAGTTTATGCTAGGGGCCTAACTGGTAACCTAGAAGGTATTATCTTTAGTGATTGGAAAGAAATACCAGATGACCAATTTCCTGATACTGACTTTTGGGGCGGCCTAGACTTTGGATATACAAACGACCCGACCGCAGGGGTAAAAGTTGCAAGGGTAGGAAACAATATATTTATACATGAATTATGTTATGAAGCTGGCATTGCTCCTATACAGTTAAAACAAATCTTTGAATTAAACGGATTTGACGAAAACACAACGATATACACAGAACATGACCCTGACATGGTTAGTCAGCTTAGAGGTTTAGGTTTGTACTGCTTACCAGCCAATAAAGGTAAAGGCTCTATTAATGCAGGTATAAGTAAGCTTAAAGAGTACAATGTATACTATACGGCATCAAGTAAGAATTTAGCGGAAGAAATTAAACGTTATCAATGGGTAAAAGATAAGATTACAGGAAAGCCAACAAATACACCTATTGACACTTATAACCACTTGTTAGATGCGATAAGGTATGCCGTTTATACGCATTTCTTTTATAATTAAAACCCTGTAGATGGTGTAGGTATTGTATCCCCACCCTCAACACTTGGCAACCCAACTAATTTACGTACTTCATTAGGTGTTAAATTAGCAAGCATATTATTTGCAACTATAGGACTTAATCCATTCAGCCTATCAAGGATTGAATTTCCTGTATTGTCAATTGTCACGCTATAATTTTCTGCTAATATATTTTGAGCTTGTAACGGTGTTAATATATTTGATTGAACTAATTGACTTATTGAATCCACTACGCTATTATCTTTTAAAATTTCCACATGGTCATAACTTGGTACTATTCGCTGACCGTCTTTTATATTTAAAAATTTAGTCAATTCCTGACAAAATAAATCAGCTTCTGGAATGATAGTATCTTGATAGCATTGAATTAAACTATTTTTAACATTCTCAAAAGTTTGAGATTTTGAACTAAAAATATTAATATTCAATCCAAAATGGTCTACAATGGTTAAAAAATAAGCATCTATTTGTTCTAATAAAAGCAAGTCCCTTGTTGGGTATGTCATAGGTTGCCATTGCAAAGCACTTTGCGAAACTATTACTTTTCGCTTACCATCCTCAACGCCATAATCATCTGTATAAGCATTTTCAATTTTACTTTTTTCTTCATTTTTTAACGGCATACCTCCCATTGGCGACTTGTTGTTATCGCTTAATATACCAATAGCACCTTTTTTACCACTTATACTATTTAGGTAGTCATAAGCGTACTTTGTATTTGTTATTGGGTATTTAAGAGATTTAAGAGGAGATACACCAATAAGAGGATCATCAATGTCGGTAACTCTAAGCCATAAAACGGTATCTTGTTCAAATGTTTTATTTATTACTCCATTTACATTGTATAATTCATAATTTTTTATT